TCTCTCTCGTCCTCTTCAATCTCTTCAGTGTATCTTTCTCCCTCTTCCATGCTTCCCCACTTCCTCTCTATCAGAGAGTTAGAATATTGTTTATTATTGTTACTTATTGTATGGGTGGTCAATTTGCCACTAGGGGGGGTGGTAAAATTAACACTAGGGGGGGTGGTCAATTTGCCACTAGTGTCTTTTTTACCACTAGTGTTAATCTTGCCACTAGTGTCTATCTTGTCAGTGTGTAAAGTAGTAAGAGCAGGCTCGTTCTGAGTTGGCCCCACTTTCTTTGATTCACGAGAGATGACTCCAAGCTTAATCAATTTCGATAGAGTTCTTTTTACAGATCTCTCTCCTGTTGAGATGAGCTTTGAAATCTCACGAGCAGAGACTCTCCCTTGATATGTGCTCCAGTCGACTTTTAAGATCATAGCTAAAAGAACGAGTTTATCGGATGCATTTAAACTCTCTGACTTCATAATTAGTTTTCTTACTTCATATTCTTTCATATGCTCTCCTTTCATGCTTTCTTTATATATACATATTTGTTTTTATGCAATCTTTTTTTGCTTAATTTAAAAAAAACATTTGACACAATGAAAAGATAAAGGTAAAAACAATACATCAACGAAAGGAGATTGAATGAAAGAACAAGTCAAAGAAGCTCTCAAGAAAGAGAGATACAACTTTAGGAACTTATCCGAATCAATGGGATATGATAACTCTTATTTATCAAGAGTATTAAATAAACAAGTTAAAGCCCCAAGAAGATTTTTCTTTATCTTATGTGCTTGTCTCAATGAGATGACAGGATCCACTTTTACAATCCAAGACTTTAAGGAATACATCAATGATTAAGTACATCCCCAAGCAAGACAGAAGAACATTCGCAGAGAAACACTTTATGATCTTTATGAGTATCATTGCCCTTTGTGCTGTCCTTGCTCTCAATTCATTTCATAAGCGTACACAACGAGAGGACGCTGTAAAGAGTCCAAAGCTTTCTATTCTTGAAACTGTCTCTAATATTAGAGCTAATCAATAAACAAACAACCTGGAGAGAAGACCATGTTAAACGATAATCAATTGCAGATGATTCAAAACCTTTCAACAGATCGAGACTTTAACGACAATGTAAAATGCTTTCTTACATTTGGACATTTGTTCGAGTTCAATATCCCCATCACTCTTTCTCAAACTTATTGCCTTCATGGAAAGCCTGCTCTTAATGCAGATGCAATGGCTGGAGCCGTTCGACGCTATGTCGGAAAAGATGGAAAAAAAGTGTGTGCAGCGATTTGGGAAGAAGTGGGAGAAGACTTTGTCACTGTCTATGCTTTACGTAGAGACGAGCTTGAGACAAGTAAAGAGTTTGGATTTGAGATCAAGCCTAAGCAATGGACATACACACTTGAAGACGCTCGACTTCGAGGGACTCTAAATCAGTCCTCTTGGAAGAAGATGCCCAAAGTCATGATGCATAAACGAGCCTTGACCGCTCTCCTTCGACTTGCTTTTCCTGAGGTGATCGGGACGGCTTGTTCTCCTGATGAACTCGCTGAAGTCATGATTCAGGATGAAGCAGAAAGAGATCGGATTGTATATGCTTCCGTTGAATCCGCCAACCCCCCCAAGGCTTCAACCCCTCCCTCTCCTGCTGCTGCTCCTAAAAAAAAAACTGAAGTAATCGAGCCCCCTCAAACTTCTAATCCTTTGAGAAACTTTTCCTCTATCAACACAACGATCGAGGAACTTGTAAAAGAAGGAGCAGACATTGATCAAGCCCTTGTAGCGATGGAGACTTATTCTAGTAAGCCTCTCAATCAATGCGAATCCAATGAACTCGAAAAGCTTTTTTATACTTATGGACTCTCACCCCTTCGAGTCTTTCTCCAGGAGGGCAAGATCGATCTCACTTATGAATCTTTTAAAAAGTGGGATCCTGCAGATGGAGGGATTCTCTCAAGTCTCTTTGATCTGACTTATGGAACATGTTTTGATCCTGCTCATGATCAAACTCCTGCAGACTATTGCTTTCGAGTCTTCATGTGTTCTCAAAGTCCTGCTTGGTCTGAGACTATGCTTCTCTTAAGAAAGCAGCTAAACGAGGAAAAGATTGATCAAAAGACTTTTAATGAGTGTGAGAGATCAATTACAATGAATCCCAACGGAGGAACATTTTATCAGATCTCTAAGTCACTACAATTTTAATTCACACTTAAGCCCATCACATCCACTCGTTAAATGTGCATCATTTCCACCCTTAACAGAAGTCAAGTCAATTTTATTCCAATCTAACTCAAGTAATCTCTTCCATTCTTTTTCCTGCTCTGTCCCATTCTTGACAGTTTGAAAAGGTGCGTTTTGATAGACTGTGTCTCCATAGTCAGACAAGAGGGCCACACCCTTCACAGATCTTCGATTCTTCCAAAGCCAGTCTGAGACTTCACCCCATTCATTATCTTTCACTGTACAAGTATTAGAGACATTGTGAGTCAATCCCTCAACTCTGCTCTCTTGAGATCCATACTCGACCCAATGAGACTGAACGAGAGCGACTGTTTCCAAAAACTCTTTAGCTGAGAGATGCTCTCTTGGAGTTCCATTCCCTACACAAGCAAATTGAATGATTCCTGTATCGCCTTCGAGGTCAATCGTTGCTTCAGGGAGCTTCTCTTGGATGATCTTCCAAATTGGATTGATTTTAGAAAGTCGGATTGTTCTTATGTATCGATCTGCATGAAATGGATGGATCCCTGATGACGTGCCTAAAATCGTCGAAGTATTCCCGCTTGGTTTAATACATGTTAATCGAGAAGCATGATTGATTCCTATCCTCTCAGCTGTCAACTTGTTTACATCCTCGACGACTTTGGCCCCTTGTCTTAACAAACTAGGAACAAAAGAGAGCGGGTTTGCATGCATTCCTGTCAAAGAAACTCCTATTAAGGCCTCTTGCTCGATGATCGTTTTAGTCACCCGTCCTAGGTATCCCGTCTCTGTGTATCCCGCTTGAAGAGTTCCGATATATGAAGCCGCCTCACAAGATTCATAGAATTGTTTCTCTGTAAGATTTCTCTCCATGTTGATCTCAGTTAGATTACAAACGGCCCATCCACTCCGCCACATCCACCCGCCCATCTCTAATCTTTTCCTATTTCTAGTAACTGTTAGAGGGAGATCTGTCTGATGAGTTCCGAGAGCAGATTGAACAAAGTAAGGATAGAGCCCAATCTCGCAACATGGATTAGTCCCAAAGTCGGGAGAGTTTGAGAAGAAGACTCCAGGTTCTCCCCACTCTCGATTAAGTTTAACGGCCCTGTTGATCATGCTCTTTGTTTCGCTCCCATCCGTTGGGATCGTTGCGGAGATGTTCGCATAGGCGCGGGAGGGTGCATACTTCCACCAGTCGCCCGTCTTAGCATTTAACATGAGATTATCATCATTATCAAAAAGACAGATTGAAGCAGATCGACGAACACCCCCACTTAAGACCGCCGCGCTCAATTCCATACATACATCGAAGACATCAATTGATCTTAATCTTTGTCCAAAGCGAGAATGTAAAATCTTCTTGATCTTTTCAAGACATGTCTTCAAAGGCTCAGGACCTGGAGCAATCCCCCCCGATGAGATGGGGGAGCCTTTTGGACGTATTTTGGAGAAGTTAAACTCTAGTTCATAATCATAAGCGTGATCGAAATAATCAGTGAAGAAGTATGAGTCAAGGAGAGCTTGGAGAGCCTCAGCCCATCCCTCGATTGAGTCTTGTACTACATACTCCATTGATCTCCTGCTTAAATACGCATCTCTTAAAATTACTCTTGGGAGTTGAGATATATCAGTCCGACGTACAGAGAAGCCCGTCCCACTTCCACAAAGCAAAAGCCAGAACATCTCGGAGAAAAAGCGAGGACGATCAACAGGAGAGAAAGTACAATTATACATCCTCATATTATTTCTCAGGATTGCATCTCCTCCGAATTGCGTTGATCTTTGAGAGGGGACTACTCTTTTATCTTTGACTAGAGAGAAGGCCCAATCGATCCGATCTTCTTCTTCAGGATATTTCTTTTTGTGCATTGAAGCGACTCGATCGATCGCTTCTTCCCATGATTCCCGCCCGTTGGGGGTTGGGTGAGCATATTGAGCCGCAAAGGCAACTCGACCCATGATTTCATTTTGTGACATATATACAACTCTTTAACGTGTAGCGAAATAGACACTCGCCGCGGTAAGAGCAATCGATCCGACGACTGACCCCATCACTAAGTTTTTATACTTTGATCGCTCTTCTTTTAGTTCAAGTTTTAGATTCTTATTCAAGAGTTGATATTCGTCAAGAGACTTTCTAAATACATCCAGTCTTTGATCACATCGATGTACACGATCTTTGACTTCCTTTTCAAAGCGAGCCTTGATCTCACTTACTCGAATTAAACAAGAGTTTCCATTCAAAGAGCTTTGGATGTCTGCCATGTCTCCAATCTTTACAACGAATCCCGATTGACTCGAAACAGTCCCCTTCAAAACAAAAGTTGATTCGATCTTGTGGCCATCGTCGAGCGTTATAGTAGCAAAGCCCGCTTGAAGAATTGCAGGGATTAAAATAGATAACATCAATCACACTCCTCACGATTTAAGCGATCAATTAAATGATTACAATTAGACTTGATCCTCTCCTTTTCTTGTCTGCAAATCCTTTGCTCTCTCTCTATACATTGAGTCTCACCCGTCGAAACACAAGCAGCAGAGGAGGATTCTAAATGTTGAATCTGTCTTTGTTGGATTTCAATTAAAAGAAGCTCCTCTTGACATACTTCCTCTTTAGTTACGGGTCCTAGATGAACTCCAAACATAAGAGAAATCAAGCAAGAGATTACAAAGAGAATGATTAGAAAAGTTGATGAACTTAAAACATCATCTAAGTTTTTAAAGTCTAGATTTAAATTAAACATTATTCTATTCTCCAAATCATGCAACGACCTAGTCCTGAATAATGATCATATTGTGTATCCTCTATTTCTACATTTCCCGTGCCTGTTTTTTTTACTTGCATGCCTATAATCGCGGTTCCATCACTTTCAACATAAGCTCTAGCATGCTCATTTTTATTTGGATCTCCGATGGCAATTGAGCCACACTCTTTACCCTCATACCCTAACTGATTTTTACTTGAACCATCCCATTCATACCAAATATATTCGCTACCCCACGTGCTACTTGAAGACCTTTTAGTCATCATTCTAGCATCTAAATAAAATTTACCGGCAGGTAATGTGACTTGATTGTCTGTTGTGTCTATAGTTAAAGAAACAGAATATTGATTTATAATTGTTTCATATCCTGTTTCCAGTTCTACGTCTTGATAAGACGTTGATGTTACATTTTGATTAGTTGTCAAGTTAAGAATAAACACGCTTAATTTTCCTTTTTTTACTTCGCTTAAATATGTCATGTGTTTAGCCTCCAAAGTCGACAATGTGAATGAATACTATAGTCTATATTCCCTGATCCCGCGGCAGTGGCTTCCGTTGGTTCAACAGTCGAGGCATAATTAAAAGCGTCTTCACTAATCTGAAAATAATTATTGCTCTCACTTGGAATTCTACCGCGCAGCCTAAAGTCTGTTAATCCATCGTTTGTGTAATATGCTAAAGATTTATTAGTCACCCCATCATTATTTCTAGACATTCTCATTATAATTACACAATTGTCTTTTAATGTCGTAATTCCGTCTTCTTCTGTTGTTTGCATGTCGTTTGAAATATCAAAAGATACATCTTCGACAGTAGCCGCGGTCACTGCTGTTGCTTGTATATATCCGAGGCTTGGGCGGATAGGTGCATAAGTCATATAATTACCTCTTTCCAAATCAAGATGCAGCCTCCTGCATCTGTAGGAGTTCCTGCAGAAGACAGAGTTTTTACAATCAACTTAACATCAACTTCTTTTTTTGTGTCAATAGTCGTTAAAGCTACATCTCTCTCTCCGATAGTGTCACCTGTCACTTGAACTTGTCCCGCTAATCCTGAATCTGCGTATATCCCGCTTGAATTTTCTTGCCACACAAATTCAATTTCATCATTTTGATTATGTACGTCAATGTATGGGTAAGCTTCAAGCATATATCGACCTGCACTTAAAGTAATAATATTACTTGAAATAGAAAGAGTTAAGTTTCCTGCTGCATTTGATAAAGAATATGTGGCTCCCTCACTGTATGTTGAAAGAGACAATGAAGCTAGAGCAAGTCTAAATTCTACCTCTTGCACTCCAAGATTTTTTAAGTATGTCATATAATTAACCATCCCGTCCCGTCACTCAACAGAGTGACAGATTCATATTGAACAGTCAGAGTGATTGCTGTTCCTGCACCGCTTGAATCTATTTGTTCTGTTCCGTCTGGATCAATTGTAATCGTAGAAGATAAAAGATTTTTGACTTGAAGTTTAAAACCTGTCAATCCACTTGATGCGGGTAAATTGACAGTAGCCGCAGATGACGAGCAAGTATAAACACGCTCTAATTCACTAGCACCTATTGCGCTGTCTGTTGTTCCGATTGTGTAACTTGCTGCAGTGATAGATGTGACTGTTGGTCTTGAGCCGCTACTTGGAAGATTCGTCAAAAGAGATCCGTCAACCGCAGGGAGCTTGCTTGCTCCTGTCAATTGTACAACTTCATTCGCCCCAGTCCCCACGTCTAGAGTAGAGGAAGAGCCAAGGCCTAGATTAGTTCGAGCCGTTCCCGCGTTGTTTAAATCTGAGAGATTGTTTGTGATTGCGAGCTTCGTTGTGTCCGTTGAAGTGACATTCGTTAAAAGAGATCCATCGACTGCAGGGAGCTTGCTTGCTGCTGTCAATTGTACAACTTCACTCGCTCCTGTTCCTACGTCTATAATTGCAGATGTCCCAAGGCCTAGGTTAGTTCGAGCCGTTCCCGCGTTGTTAAGATCGCTTAAGTTGTTTGTAATTGCGAGCTTTGTTGCGTCCGTTCCTGTCACTCCTGTCAATTGAGATCCATCGACAGCGGGGAGTCCTGTTGCATCTAAAAGGACTACGTCTCCATTTGAAGTCCCTGTGTCCTTCGTTGCTGCTGTACCAAGGCCTAAGTTAGTTCGAGCCGTTCCCACATTATTAAGATCTGAGAGATTGCTTGCAATGGCGAGCTTTGTTGTGTCCGTTGAAGTGACATTCGTTAACAAGGACCCATCAACTGCAGGAAGTTTGCTTGCTCCTGTCAACTGGACTACCTCACTCGCCCCCGTTCCTACATCTATAATCGCAGAGGTTCCAAGGCCTAAATTAGTTCGAGCTGTCCCCACGTTGTTAAGATCTGAGAGATTGCTTGCAATGGCGAGCTTCGTTGCGTCCGTCCCTGTTACCCCCGTCAATTGGGATCCGTCGACAGCGGGGAGCCCCGTTGCATCCAAGAGGACCACGTCTCCATTTGAAGTCCCTGTGTCTTTCGTTGCTGCTGTTCCAAGGCCTAGGTTAGTTCGAGCCGTTCCTGCGTTGTTTAAATCTGAGAGATTGCTTGCAATAGCGAGCTTCGTTGCGTCCGTCCCTGTCACGTTTGTCAAAAGAGATCCGTCAACCGCGGGGAGCTTGCTTGCTCCTGTCAACTGGACTACCTCACTCGCTCCTGTTCCTACATCTATAGTCGCAGATGTTCCAAGGCCTAAATTAGTTCGAGCCGTCCCCACATTGTTTAAATCTGAGAGGTTGCTTGCAATAGCGAGCTTTGTTGAATCTGTTGAAGTGACATTCGTTAACAAAGACCCATCGACTGCAGGAAGTTTGCTTGCTCCTGTCAACTGGACTATCTCACTCGCTCCTGTTCCTACATCTATAGTCGCAGATGTCCCTAAGCCTAGATTAGTTCGAGCTGTCCCTACATTATTTAAGTCTGAGAGATTGCTTGCAATGGCGAGCTTTGTTGCGTCCGTCCCTGTTACCCCTGTCAATTGGGATCCGTCGACAGCGGGGAGCCCCGTTGCATCCAAGAGGACCACGTCTCCATTTGAAGTCCCTGTGTCCTTCGTTGCTGCTGTACCAAGGCCTAAGTTAGTTCGAGCCGTTCCCACATTGTTAAGATCTGAGAGGTTGCTTGCAATTGCTAACTTCGTTGCGTCCGTCCCTGTCACGTTTGTCAAAAGAGATCCGTCAACCGCGGGGAGCTTGCTTGCTCCTGTCAACTGTACAATCTCACTCGCTCCCGTCCCTACGTCTAGAGTAGATGATGTCCCTAATCCTAGATTAGTTCGAGCCGTCCCCGCGTTGTTAAGATCTGAGAGATTGCTTGCAATTGCTAACTTCGTTGCGTCCGTTGAAGTGACATTCGTCAAAAGAGATCCATCGACTGCAGGGAGCTTGCTTGCTCCTGTCAACTGTACAATCTCACTCGCTCCCGTCCCCACGTCTAGAGTAGATGATGTCCCTAATCCTAGATTAGTTCGAGCCGTCCCCGCGTTGTTAAGATCTGAGAGATTGCTTGCAATTGCTAAAGCAGAGACATCAGAAGCCCCAAGAGAGACAACGCCTGTCTGTCCATTTACAGAAGCGACTGCGTCAGTATTATCGATCACATCAAACATCGCAGACGTTACAGGATTTGCTGCGTTTTGATTAAATACAATATGATCCCCTACATTAAGCGTCACGCCCGCTAAAGAGCCCGCCACACTTACAATATAGAAGTCGCCTTTTTCTGCACTTACTAAAGAAGGACTTGAGGTAGTAGCATTATAAGAACCCTTATAAACTAAAGAGCCCGTGACGGATCCCGTCACCGCTGGATTAGGTCTAATGTCTAAACTCATGACTTAACTCCTTATTTTGAGAATCCTGCAATTAAGTAGAAAGTATCTGATCCTGCATACTTCTTATACGCAATTGTCGAGACTGTCGTGTTGA